CTTTTATCAACTAAGAAAGGAGGTCTTTACATGCCGAAATATGTAACAAGTAAACTGAACTTGCCAAAATCAGTTAAAGCAACAACAGAACGTCCAGGTATGTACTGGACAGATGATGGCTATCCTAAGCTTCGGACGTATTTAAGCAACGTTCTGAGAGGACAGCCGAACGTGTACACCGCACCATTTGCCGAGGGTGATGAGATGGACAAAGTTTTATCAGATTGGGAGGCTGTTCTTGTGTCAATCAAGGACGAGTGGCCTTCACTGATGGATTTTGAGAATGACTTGCGTAACAAAGTCGGTCCATTATCAGTTCAGAAACCTTTGAGCGAAAGGGTGGACGATGTGGCACATTACTATGAGGACATCCTCCTGTCCTCTAAGCCTATTGATCCCGATGCCATAAGTCGGGTGATAGAGGAGTTCAGACCTGTGCGCGGTCTGAGAGTACGGAGCCAGCAAAATGTAGTCAGTAAAATGAAACTGTCTACTAATTCTGGTGCTCCAGAGTTTAACAGCAAAAGGCGGAATGTGATACAGGATACAGTTCCGATAGAGGAGAAATCCTATCCTGAATTACAGAGTACAATTTGGACTCTACCCTCAGGAAGATGGATGTTAGATGCTGTTATAGGCTGGAGGGGCCAAGAAGGTGGCCCAGACGACGATGACGTGAAGCAGCGAGTGGTTTGGATGTTTCCATTTGCAGTCAACGTTCGTGAATTACAGGTGTATCAGCCATTAATTGAAGCCTGTCAACAGACTTTAATGGTTCCTGCTTGGGTTAGTATGGAATCGGTTGATCAGAGAGTTACGGCTTTGTTTGACACCAAGGCGAAGGACGATCTAGTAGTATGCACCGACTTCTCTCGTTTTGACCAACACTTTAATAAAGATATGCAGGATTGCGCGAAGACCATATTAGAGGCAATCTTGACACCTGACTCAGCTAGCGCTAGTTGGTTGAAACACATATTTCCTATTAAGTACCATATACCTCTGGTACTTACCGCGACCCCGAAATTCTTTACCGCTACATGGGGTGCCCACGGAATGGGTTCGGGCTCAGGTGGCACCAATGCAGATGAGACATTAACTCACAGAGCTATGCAGCATGAAGTAGCGATGAGCGAAGGAGAGAAATTAAACCCGAATTCAATGTGTCTCGGTGATGACGGGATTTTGTCCTATCCCGGCATAACAGTGGATTCAGTAGTTAAGGCGTATGAATCACATGGTCAGGAATGTAATAAGGACAAGCAATACGCCTCAACCCAAGATTGCGTGTACCTCAGACGCTGGCACCATACGGACTACCGTGTGGATGGGGTATGCGTAGGTGTCTACTCCACCTACCGTGCCTTGGGTAGACTTAGATACCTTGAAAGATTTATGGATCCTGAGTATTGGAGCAAAGAGATGGTTGCACTCAGGCAGCTGTCAATTATCGAGAATTGTAAGTGGCATCCTCTATTCCACCAGTTCATCGACTTTTGTATGAAAAGGGATAAATACAGATTAGGATTGGATATCCCAGGCTTCATGGCTAATATCGCTAAATTGGCAACAGAAGCTACTGACCACATGCAGGACTTTCTCGGCTATACTAAAACGCTACAGGGCGTTAAACCTAGTGGTATAGTTGATTGGGAGGTAGTAAAATACTTAAAGTCTAAGGCTTAAGGTTTGGATGGTGCAGTAAACCATTGGAGCTAACGCT